TAATCAAAGGCCCCCGCATCTAAAGCCGACAGGTTGGACTTATATTCTGGGAGTGGATACAGGCTGGGAAGACGATAACGCTTTTGTATTAACGGGTTTTCATGAGAATGATCCTACCCTTTATGTTATTAAGACTTTTAATAAACCCCACATGACTTTCGATCAAGTCGTTTCAAAGATTAAAGAATTTATGTTGGATGCCGAAATGGCCCCAGTAAAAGTTATTATAGATGGAGCAAATAAACAAGGGGTAGAATCTATGCGGCAGCGTAGTAATATACCTTTTGAATATGCTGATAAAAGCGGTAAAGTTGATTTTATTGAAATGCTCAATGCCGACTTAATACAAGCTAAGATCAAAATTAATTCAAAATGCACCAATCTTATTAACGAGATGATGGGCCTTATTTGGAAAACAGAAGCTGATAAGATTGTTTTCCCCAAAGTGGAACATCCCAGTCTTCCTAACCATTTATGCGACGCATTCCTATATGCATGGCGTAATGGGTTCCATTATATGTCAGAAGATCTATTAAAAAATCCAGCGAAATACTCAAAAGAATGGTATGCCCAGCAATCCGAACAGATTTGGGAGCGGGAACGGGAGAAACTCGAAGAAGAACAGCGTAGATATAATAGTTGGTCAGATGATTCTGGTGGATTTGGTGAATATTAAGCAAAGTCTTCCTTGCTTACTTGCGTAAGCAAAGTGCCAAATTTGACGTCCCTGAACCCCCTTACATAGGAATTATACGTGTTGCCATTCCTTAAGAAATCTAAAGAGGCAGCTGGAGCTTCTGACTCCGCTCCTGTTATTCGACAAACTGATCAAGATAAAGAAATCGAACATGATGGACTTGAAACTGCGCTAGAAGAATTAGCTCAACATATGTTAGCTAAGGATTGGAAGGCGTGTGCTGAGTGTTTTCGTGCCGCTCAAGAACTAGTTGAGTTTGAGAATGAACATACAGATAAGGAAGAATAGATGAGTTCAGATAATATACAGCTTAATCAAAACTATGTACAACGCGGCACAGGCACTCTAACTTTTGTAGTTCCTACGACTGGTAATTATAACGTTAAATGTCAATGTACTGTCCCTAGTGCATTAATTACTGGCGCAGGATCTGGGAGCGCAAGAGATAACGGTCTCGGTGCTAATGGTGGAGTGGCAGGGATTAATGGTGGAACCGGACTAGGCTTTGGTGGATCTACAAACGACAATGCTACTGGTTATTCTACTGGTTATGGGGCGGGTGCTGGCGGCGGCGATGCTGCTGGTATGGCTCGCGGAGGCCTAGGAACAAGTGATGGGGCAGTGGGACAAGGCTTTGGTCCAAATAACAGCGGTTATCAACAACCCCCAACAGATATTCATTCTAGTCAGACAACTGGTCCAGCTGTTTCAAGTGGTCTTGTAGTCACTATCCTAGATGGTGTTACTCTTTTATATACTTCTCCCACACTCTCTCCTACGCAAAGTTCATTGGAATTTAAATATAGTTTACAAGCTACGGCAGCTGATTCCATTACTATTGTATTTACAAGCTCTAATGCAAGTGATGCAAACCTAGTTGCCAACGTATCAATTGGACAAGGATTATAAATGGCTAACTTTTCACAGAACTATACTATTGCTGGTCTAGAAACCGCCGCTTTCTATGTCCCACTTGCTGGACTTTATACCCTGTCTGGTAAAATTAATCTTCCCGCCGCTAGAGATACTGGTATTGCTAGTAATGTTGTCACAACCGTAAAACAAAATAGCACAACAATTTTTACTTCCACTGCGGGAGCACCTGGTTTTTCTATTCCTTTCAATGCAGCAGCTGGGGATGAAGTACAAGTTATCCTATCTTCGAGTACACCAGAAGATGAAGTGTTGAATGCAGTTAATGCAACTATTTCTTTAGGATAATAAAGTGTCAAACAAATCTAAAAATTTAGCAGTGGCATATTCGTTAAAACGTAAAGCCAAGAAAATGGCCGAAGGTGGTAAAGTCGATCCTACTGCTGTGTTACCTCCGATGACAGAAGATACTGGTACTTCACCAATGCAACCAGAGCATTATAAAAAAGGCGATGTAGATATTGATGTGTATAAAAATGTTGAATTGGATAAGAATGGTAATCCAGTTCCAAAACGTATGGCTGAAGGTGGAGAAGCTTACTCACCTAAAGCAGAAAAATTCATATCTAAAAGGATGCATACGTTTGGTAAAGGTGGTATGCATTCTACAACTAAACATGGTCCTGAAGTTACTAATCCTAAACAAGCAATTGCTATAGCGATGTCAGAAGCTCGTGAAAAAGGAATGAAAGTTCCTAAAGAAGCTGAAGGTGGAGAAATGAAATCTAGACGTGAACGTATGATGGACGCCGCTCTTAATAAGAAGATGGCTGAAGGCGGCGATGTTGATCCAGAAATGGAATACATGCCTGAACATGAAGAAAATGTTGTTAAACATAACTCAGAAGTTATGTCAGATGAAGCTCTTGTTGATCGTATCATGAAGAAACGGGAGCAAATGTATTCCGAGGGTGGTCAGGTCGCTAATAAGAGTCATATTATGTCGGTCGATGAACCCACTGAATTTGATGACCTAACCAAAGATGATGATCTTGAATTTCATTATACTGATGCAAACTCTGGTGATGAGTTAGGTGATGCTCAGGAAGATAAAGATCGCGAGGACATGGTATCTCGTATCATGCGTCTTCGTAAGATGAAAGCCTCTGGCAAACCCAATCCTGCTTAAAAAGGATTTAAATTTTGGAAATCAAAGATCTTAAGGAACTAGAGCGTCTTATTAAGATGTGCCGTAAACACGGCATTACGGAATTTGGTTTGGGAAACTTCGCCTGTAAGATAAATCCTCTTCCAGCTAGACAATCTCAATCCCAAGTAATTGAAGACGAAGATAGCTATCAGGGCGAAACTCTCGATGAGAATGCTCTGGATCAATTAGTCGGAATGCCAGTAAATCCATCAGATGAAGAATTAATTGAATGGGGACTAACAGGTCAATTTCCTGAGAAACCAGCCACTGAAGTGAATTAATAATGAAGACGTGTAGTAAATGTAAAATTGGTGAAATGTGAAGGTTAAAAAAGCGGCCCCACCTGTACAGAAAATTACAATGCAGACTCGTCCAAAAGGCGATCTTGCTGGTAGAGGCGAATTATCCGAGTGGTGGAAGGCCGAGGATAAAGATCAACTAGCCGCAGAACTTTGTGGAACCGCCTCTTATTTAAAAACTAATCAAACATATCGCATTCGTCAAATGGCGGCTTCTGTACGTCTATACTGCAATCTTTCTATATATTCCTATGCCGGTTCTAATGTTTCTAAAATGGACAGATCTAAGAGCCTTCCAGAAGATCGTCCTACGTTTAACTTAATTCAATCCTGTGTTGATACTCTTTTATCACGTCTAGCACAAGACCGACCTGAACCTAAGTTTTTAACAGACAATGCTGATTATCGTCAACGTCATTTAGCTCAACAGCTTAATAGGTTCATCTTGGGTGAGTTCTATCAAACTCATGCCTATGAAAAAACAATTAAAATGCTTAGAGATTGTTTGGTCATGGGTACGGGTATTCTTAAAGTATATGAAGGTGATGACAAGAAGGTCTGTATTGATCGCGTCATGGTTACTGATTTATATACAGATGATAATGATTCTTTGAATGGCGAACCACAACAACTTATTCAACTTAAATTGATGGATAGGGATAAGCTCCTCGCTAACAGTCCTAAAAAAGCCGCTAATATTATCAAAGATACACCACAATCCTATCCAGATAACTCAGCAGAGTCTGGTCAAACTACCGCAGATCAAATTATGGTAGTGGAAGGATGGAAGTTGGCATCTGGCCCAGATCCGGAAGCTCCAGGATACATCCCAGGTCGTCATACTATTGCCACTATTCAAGGAACTATATTGGATGAAGAATGGCATAAAACTAAATATCCTTTTGTATTTATGCAGTATCAAGATCCATTCTTGGGATTTTGGGGCACAGGCGTTGCCACACAGTTATTCGGCACCCAGATTACATTGAATAGGATTTTATATACAATTGCCCGCGCTATTACTCTTGTGGGTGTTCCTCGTATCTTTGTTGAACAATCTAGTAAAGTTGTTAAGGCTCATAACAATAATGAAATTGGTGTAATTATTACATATAGCGGTACAAAGCCGTCTTATGAAGTTGCACCAGCTAATGCACCAGAGTTGTACGCAGAGCGTGATAAGTTAATACAATATGGTTTCCAGCAGACTGGTGTTTCTTCCATGCAGGCGACTAGCCAGAAACCTGAAGGTTTGAATAGTGGCGCTGCTATTCGTTCATATGAAGACATATCAAATGACAGATTTAATACAATTTCTCAGAAATACAGTAATGTATTCGTTGATTTGGCTTATCTTATCACTGACACAGCCAAGGATATTGCCGAGCGCGAGGGTAAGTATCAAACCGTCTATCCAAACAAAAATGGAACGAAAGAAATTGATTTGCCTGCAATGAAGTTCTTGCAAGATCCATTTGTTATTCAGTGTTTCACTGAAAGCTCTTTACCTCGTACTCCAGCTGGTCGTATTCAATCTGTAACTGAAATGGTGCAGTCTGGAATGTTGAGTCTTAAGGAAGGTCGCAGATTAATGCGTGCCCCACAAGATCTTGAACAGAATGAACAATTAGATAATGCATCTGAAGAACGTATCTTTAAGATATTGGATAATATTGTTGAAGACGGTAAATTTGAAGCCCCTGATGGTTTCTTAGATCTAAATTTAGCCACTACTCTTTGTACGCAGTATATTAACTTATACTTAGCGGCTGATTTAGAAGAACGTAAAGCCGATATGCTCCGCGACTGGTTTTCTATTGTTCAGGCACTGAAGCAAGCAGCATTACCTCCTCCGATGCCTACAGCGGCCCCAGTGCCACAAGCTAATCCCATGCCTGCACCAACATCCCCCCTAGTGCCAAACTCGCCTAATCCTCAACCTATGGCGTCATAACTGAATAATATATAAACCCATTCAATTCTCAGGAAGTAATACTGAAGAAAAGGATAATACAATGAATATCAAACCTATCGCTACAGGCCAAGCTTCTGGTCAACCAGGTGCCAATATCGGCGCTGTGGAAGTCGGACGCTCTTCTAGCTCAGATAAACTAAATAGAGCCAAATCTATTGCCTCTGGCGAACCTTCTTTAAATATTCAACCATCTGATACTCCGGTTGACCCGCAGGTAGAACGCTTACAACGTAAACGAACTATCAAAATGCAAACTAATGTATCCCCTGATAGGATATATAATAATCCTATTGATGAGCCTATAGAAAGTGCCACAGTTGACGATACTGTACAGGCTATATCGGCTACCGAAGATACTAAACCGATTAGTCCTCAGTTGGCCGCACTGGCTCGCCAAAAACGTGCCCTCCAAGTTAAAGAGAGGGAATTAGCTGAAAGAGAAGCTAAATTAACTGCTGCTCCCGCAAATGGTTCAGTAGTTGAATTATCTAAACTTGAAGCCGATCCACTGAGTGTATTGCAAGAACACGGTATTCTTACCGATTCGTTCTATAATGCTCTTACCGAGCAACTTCTCACTAATCAAGGTAATCCAGAAATTCTGGCACTTAAAGCTGAGATCAAAGCCCTTAAAGAAGGCGTTGATAAGCAATTATCAGATCGTGATAGTCAAACTGAACAGCAAGTCTATGCAGATATGCAAAGAGAAGCAACGCAGTTAATCAATCAAGGTGATAATTACGAAATGATTCGTGAGACTAATAGCATGAAGGATGTAATGGAACTTATTCGCCGTACTTGGAAAAGTACTGGAGAAGTTTTAGATGTACAGTCAGCATGCGACTTAGTAGAAAATGAATTATTGGATGAAGGCCTTAAGATTGCAAACATAAAAAAAGTACAGAGTAAGGTATCACCTTCTCCTGCATCTAATCAGCAGTTACAACCACAACAACGTCAAATGAGAACTTTAACCAATCGTGATAGCGCTGCTCCCACGATGGATCGAAGAGCCAGGGCCATTGCCGCTGCTCTAGGTCAACTTAAAAAATAAAGAAAGAAGATTTTTATGGCTATTAGCCCAACCTATGCAAACAGCACTAACCAAATCGCTGCTTTGAAAGAACTTTATACCGATGACAAAGATTACATGAAAAATATCGTGTATGCTAAGAACCCGTGGCTTGCCATGGTTCCGAAGAATGAGTCGCCGGATGGATTTGCTGGTAAATATATTCCAGTACCCCTCGAATACGCTAACCCTGCCGGTCGCGCACACGTATTTGCTAATGCTCAGAACCAACAAACGGCTTCTAGCGTTATCTCGTACTTTGTGTATGCAATTCAGGATTATCAATTGGTCACCATCACTAACCTTTTGATGGAACAAACGAAATCGAATGCTGGTGCTTTTGTTGATGAAGCTAGCCGTACTATGGATAATGGCTTCCGTAACATCTCCAATAACATGGCTTTTGAATTGTTCTCTGGTGGTACCGCATCGCGTGGTATTATAGGCACTGCAACTCAAGGCGGCGGATCTGGCACTCCTGTAACGATTACTCTGTCCAATCCACAAACGGTTGTTCAGTTTGAAGTTGGGATGACCCTTCAAAACTCGACTACTGATGGTGGAGCGGCTCTTACTGAAGCCGGCGCAATTGATGCTATTCAATTGACTTCTGTTAACCGTGGTACTGGTGTTCTAGTTGGATCTGTTGTTCAAGGTAATGGTACATCATTCGTAGCAGGTAACTACTTGCAAGTCCTTGGTGACGTTGGTTCTGCTGGTGCTTCCACTATTGCAGGTCTGCTTGGTCTTTCTGGTATGCAAGCATGGGTTCCGAATAGTGACCCTGCTAATACGGATAACTTCTGGGGCGTAAATCGTTCTGCTGATCCGACTCGTTTGGCTGGATTGCGCTACAACGCTTCTAACCAGTCGATTTCGGAAGGTATCACCAACGCGTTGGCTTTGGCTAACCGTGAAGGCGCCGCACCTGATCTGATTATCCTTGACTTCGTGTCTTATGCCACGTTGATCAATGAACTTGGAGCTAAAGTACAGTATGTTTCGCTTGAGCATGATGAAGTTCCTGTTGCTTTTGAAGCAATTCACTTCCACAGTGCGTATGGCAAAATTCCTGTCTTGGCTGACCGTTCATGTCCTGCTCAAACTGCTTATTGTTTGACTACGGATACTTGGAAACTGAGAACGCTAGGTAAAGCCCCCCATATCCTGACTTATGGAATGGAAGGCTTGGAAGGGTTGCGTGTAGGTAACGCGGACGCCCTCGAAGTGCGGATTGCATATTATGGTAATCTTATCTGCAGTGCTCCAGGTTATAACATGGTGGTGTCTTTGAGTGCATAATAAAACAAATCTGAATTAAATCAGATATTTGAAGGGCCAGAGCAATCTGGCCCTTTTTATTTATAAAAGTGGAACATAACAGATTACTGTAGTATAATAGAATCATGACAAACTATTTACCCACGGTAAGGAAGGTACTAGCATGTTTCATATTTACAAGATAACCAATATAATAAACGGCAAAATATATGTTGGACAAACTTCTAAAGGCTTTCAACATCGTTACAGTAAGCACTTACAGCGTCTCAAAAAAAACAACCATAAAAATGATCATCTTCAGGCTGCATGGAACTGCTATGGTTCTGATGCGTGGAAGGTTGAACTAATAGTAGAACTTCCAACTCAAGAATCAGCAGATGTTATGGAACGCCATTATATTCATAGCCTTAAATCAGATCAACCTGAGTATGGTTACAACCATGAATCTGGCGGAGTTATAGGTAAGCACCACTCAGATGAGACCAGACAGAAGATAAGTGAAGCAGTCCAAGCTAAATATGACTCTGGAGA